GAAGGAAAGGCAGCTCCGCGATCCACTTGGCTGGCAGCACGCGGGTGGCCGACACCTCGAACCAATGGCTGTTAAGGCTCATTGATAGCCATTTGGTGATCTCGGCCCAGGTGACGCTGCGTAGCTGCGCTTCACTGTTAGCCGACACGATGGTGGTCGAGCCGATTCGGGTCGTCAGCATCCAGATCACGAGCCATGAGACGAGCGCGGATTTGCCGATACCGCGCCCGGATGACGTGGCCATACGGAAGGTTTCGAAATCTACCTTACCGTTGTTTTCTTTGATGTGGTCGCGCAGGTCTTGGAGGACTTCTAGCTGCCACTTGCGCGGGCCTGTGAAGTGTTCGAGCGGCGTCCCTTGTTTACCCCACGGGAACGCCATCCTCACGAACGCGACCGGATCGTTCTTCACCTGCGCCGACCATAGCGTCGCCATCAGCTTCTGTTCTTCGTCCGCTGAGTAGATCGGCACTTGCATCGATTATTTCCCCTTGGATCACGCGCTGCTGCGCCTCTTCTAGCGCCGCTATGATGGATATGCGCTGCTCGACCTGCACCTGCACGGACTGCGGGGCCGTCCACTTATGCACGTGCTTGAGAATGTCCAGCGCCGCTTTTGTGTCGCCACCGCGGGCGGCGTTGTGCAGCACCTCGGACATTTCCGCTTCGCCCTCTGCGCGACCCTTTTGTTCAGCATACTCCGCAATAGGGTCAAACTGCACGAGCCGCCGATATTCGGTTGGCGTCATGCCAGCGGCGTAGGCGAGCGTGTCGCCCTTCAGCCCTTTGCGGGCGGCCAAGTAGATGCGCTCCAAAACGGCTTCCGTCGCCTCTATTTTGCGCGGCTCATAAGGTAGGCTTTCAAACATTACTTAAGCCCCAACACCCGTTTAGCGCCTTCATGCGCGGCAGCGGCTTCCTCTTTAGTAGCATACGCCCCTAAATAGACTTGTCTATATTCAATGCTTATCCGCGCCTCCCAAGGAAGCTTAGGGCGTCTAGACGGATTTACGCCGAGGATTCCAGATGAATTGCGGGCGCTAGGCGAACTATTATGCAAATTAGTAGACCTTGTGACTGCTCGCAAATTGACTATGCGATTGTCGGCGCGATTGCGGTTTATGTGGTCTATGTCGTTTTCAGGCCAAACACCATAGTAGTATAGCCATGCCAGCCTGTGCGCTGGGTAGGTCTTACCTAACAACCCTATCTGCCAATAGCCTTGTGGGCTAAGACACCCCGGCTCGTCACCGATGTTTTTACGTCCCCATTTTGTTTTGCGACGAAAGACGCCGGCTTCAGGGTCGTAGTCGAGTAAGGTTTTAAGAGTGTCATGGTCGATCATGGTTTTTATTTTACGGTTTTATTTTTTATTTAGCAATAAAAAAATTTTTAAAAAGTTCGTGCAGACCCTGCGTATTTCTTAAAGGAGATCCCTCGGCCCAGCCTCCCCCGCCTTTCGACCTGGATCGACCCCGATCAGCTCAATGAATGTATACTTAAAGCATTACGTTAAGTTGACATACGATCGTCGTATCGTCATCCGATCGGCATGTCGGACGCAACATAGTTGCATAGTCAAATAGTCGTGACTGTGTAGGTTGGTGCTAGGTCGCCATGGGGCTGACAACAGCGCTGCGAGACAAGGCCGTTATAGTCATATAGTCGAATAGTCATACAAATTTACATCGCCCTAACCCTTTACCTATTATGTTTACATTTACACTTTTGATAACAGTAGTAAACCAATATGACTATATGACTATTCCCTTACCGCACCTCGCCTCCAGCCCCACGTCGTCGCGACTATTTTCTAACTACCCGACAACTATTTTCGCCTTTTCGTAAAATAATGTTTGACACTATCCACAATTCGTGATCTACGTAACATATCCACACTGTAGGGAGAGCGACAAATGCCAATCATCAGCTTCAAAGCTAAAATAGAGACGATATACAATTCCGATGACACGCCCGCATGGCGGTGGGTGAAGGTGCCGGCGATAGAGCGTCGCCACTGCGACATGCAGACGTTTCGCAACCACGCCAAGTATGGGTCATACACTAACAGTGACCTATTCGGCGGCATGGTCAAGCGCGCGCTGAAAGAGACAGGCGTTAAAGAATATATCAAGCTGCATGAAATACCTGCGAACGTGACCATCGACGAAAGCGGCTTTCTCGCCAAAGTCACAATAGAGGTTTGATATGGATATTGACATACCAGACAACGCTGTTTGCGTTTTAGAAAAAGACCTAAAAGATTGGCTGGCGCGCATTGCCGCGCTAGAAGAAGGGCTAGAATTTTATGCCAATCGCATGACTTACGTTTCGCGTTCTGGAATGGATAGCCCTTTGCGCCGCGATAACTTTGGAGACCGCGCGCGCAAACTGCTAAAATTACCGTTCAACTATCCGTCTTAAAACCGCGCTAGCAATGGCGTCGCCTATTTTGTAACATATCCACATTGGAGGACATGACAATGCAAACCGGACAATTCAGCAATGGCGATAAATACGCACACAAAGTGTTTTTGTGCGGCTCTAAGCGCAAGTTCAGCGTCTGGTATAGCGCCGCGCGTGAGTTCCAAAGCGCCGAGGCAATCGACGCGGCGGGCCGCTCTTATTCAGTAACCAAGGCGCAACGCGCGGCTTTGTGCCGTCTCTTTAACCTGAAAGGCTAAGACAATGACAAGCTTAAAAGAATGGATGGACGCACAATGGCAGAAACCCGGCGTGCGTTGCGCCAATCATGGCGTGGCGTATATCGGAACCTGTCTTGCCGACATGCAGGTGCGCGGCGGATCGGCGCGCAATCCCACAATCGACAAAGAGACTAAGCGCCGCCGCGCCGGGTTGGCGATGTATAACGAAAAGTTGCGCCCGATTATTCTGGATGAAGCGACAAACACGCCACGTTTAATGACAGTCGAAGTCCCCGGCAAGACATGGCGCGATAAGTCTACGTTCAAGGAAGTCCTTATGCCGCATTATACATGGCCCAAAGCGGACGAAGCCGAACCTGTCGCCGCAATACCGCGTAAACGCGTGCCCAAAGCAAAGCTAGAACAAGCCGCCGCTATCATCGCCAAAGTCCCGCAAGACGAGCTGGCGACGTTCCTAGCGCGCTTTGGCTTGTCGCTGTCTCTAGCGGCGTCCATCGCATCGCTGGACAATGCCGAGATGATTGCACGCCAGTTTTTGAGGGTTACGCTATGATTGAATTAGAGCTGGAAGCCAAAGCGATAGAAGAGCTGATCGAGCTGTTATCCCGCCTCCCAAATAAATCCATCTATCTAAGCGACGCGCTGCTAACGCTGCGCGACGTTTACGACAACGCTGCCGAAGAATACTGGACCGAACAATGGAGCAACCCGTGACCTACCATATTGAATATGAGCTAGACGAGTTCCAGCCGTGGCCGGGGATGGCGATATACGCCTATGGCGTGGCGACCATCTCTTACAAATGGGAGGGGCGCGACCGCGACACGGGCGACGACGCCGGCCCATACGACATAGAGCTGGAGCATCTGACGATAAGCGCCGACAAGGCTAAAGAGCCTGACCGCTGCATAGAACAGACGCATCCGCTATTCTTGGCGGTTGAGGCGGCCATACAATCCGATGACCATGTCATTCAAGCCTGCATAGACGACTATGAACAAAACTGACCTAATCGCCTTTGCGCTGGGGGCCGCGCTTGCCGTCCCCGCGCTCGCCCTATTCGTAACGTATCTACTGGGAGGCCTATAATGAGCCGCATGAAGGACTATTTTGAGTTCTCGCAACTCTTACACTGGCTGTCTGACGAGGCGCTTAACATCCTGTTAGAGACAGAGCAGGACGCCATGCGCGCCAAGATCATAATGAACGAGCTGGAGAAGCGCGGTCATGCTCCGGCTTGATCTCGACACCGAACCCGGCGGAGTCATGATTCGCTGGAAGGTCGGCGAGGGGCTGTCGCTGCATCGGCGCGACGGCTCGCTCATAATGAAAATCCATGCGCCATACGCTGACGAGCGTTCTGTCGTCACAGCAGCGCACGCCCTTAACTTCATGTTCAAGAGTCTAAAACATGCGAAAGCAAGAGATGATCGAGGAGATTCAAGAGCTGATAGAGGAAACAGCCCGGAATCATAACATACCCACCGAGGCGCTAACCGGCCACAACAGACGCAAGGGGGTCATCTGGCCCCGGTTCGAGGTTATGTGGCGCGCACGTAACGAGCTGAATGCGCCGCTCCAGCTAATCGGCCAAGTGCTAGGGGGTCGTGACCATACGACGGTCATGCACGGGATCAAACGCTATGAAAATCGGTGAAGCAATGGCAATCTTACTGGCGGTAATAATCGAGATCGTTCTGGGGCTAAAATATT